CTATATTTTTTGCTGTTCTTCTCTTTTATTATCAACATTTGATATCAAGAAATAATGAACACCTAAAAGCATTTAAAAATAATAACTTTATCGGTTTATTATTTTTATTAGCTTTGTTGATTGAAAAATATAATATTTTTATTTAATTTATAGAAATGAAAACTCTTCCTAAAACTTCAACGCATTTAAATGTTTGTGGGAGTAATTTCTTTAAATTAAAAAAATTGCTCCAAGATTTTAGAAAACCTAGGAAAAGTTTTGAGAAGTCTGTCAGTAAAAATGAAAAAGTTTTAATAAAGTTTAATTTATTATCAAAGACTAAGCACACCTTAACTTATGAGGCAAAGCATATTCATCCTGAAGATAGCCTTAATGATTTTGTAATCAGGTTCTGTGTTTTCATTGACGCAAAAATGGTAGAGGTGATTTCCTTTCAGGGAGAGAAGCCTTTCCCTTTTTATGTAAAAAATAAATCTGTTCTTCAGTCATCTGATGAAAAACATCAACAAAATACTTTCTTTTTTGACCTTCTTGAGAATTTACTTACTTTTGCTGAAGAAATAATTGAATAAAAATATATTTTATTTTCATGGCTTTGCGTCATCTGCTGATTCAGCAAAGGCAAAAATCTTTGATGATTTTATAAAAGATAAATTTCCAAATGTTCATCTACATATCCCAAATATTGATAACTCAATAGAAAAATCTTTCATTCAATTAGAAAGTTTAGTAGAAGAAAATGAAGGTGATAGATTATTCATTGGAAGCTCACTTGGCGGTTTTTATGCATCTTATTTTGCTGAAAAGTTTGATTCAAAGGCTGTGTTAATAAACCCCGCATCAAACCCATATCTGGGGATGGAAATGTATTTAGGAAAGAACACTAACTATTCAACAAATGAAGAATTCTATCTAACTAAAAAAGATCTTGAAATTTTAGAGCTGAATAATGTTTCAAAAATAAAATCTCCATCGAATTATTTGGTGCTTATTGAAACTGGCGATGATGTTATCCCATTTAAATATACTCTTGATTTTTATAATGGTTGTAATTTTTGCATCGTTAATGGTGGAAGTCATTCTTTTGATTCTTTTAAAGAAAAGCTTGGGATAGTCTCAAAATTTATGAAACTTTAAAAATTCCTGCAACATTTCTAAAAATATTGCCCTTAATATCACTATGTCTATTGCTTAGTTATTTCAATTAAGTAAACTTTACTTAGCATTTTAATTTGCACCATTTCCATGGTTAAAAAGGAACTCAATTATTTGAGTGAAGAGTTAAAATCGTTCAACTTCTTAGGAAGTCGGAAGTAGGTGAAAACCGAAGGAACGCGCCCGTTAACAGGATAACGTTAATCGTTCAACTCTTTTAGAGTCGGAAGTAAGCGAAAGCTGAAGGAACGCAACCGTTAAACCCGATCGAGTTTAACTTCAAAAATCCTGCAGACTAAAAAATGCATGAAAATTTATTTTTTAGGAGATATTTATGAATACTTTTGAATATATATGGCTTGATGGGTATCAGCCAGAACCAATGATGCGAAGCAAAGTGAAAGCCACTGAGGACGATACTCCTCCTGATTGGTCTTTTGATGGGTCTTCAACTCAGCAAGCTGAAGGTGGAAGTTCAGACTGCTTGCTTTTACCGGTGCAAACCTATGCAAATCCAAATGGGCATGATTTAGTTATGACTCAAGTTCAAGCTGCTGACCACTCTGTTCACCCATCTAATACTAGAGCTGCAGCAGCAGAAGTAACTACAGATGAGTGGTGGTTTGGCTTTGAACAAGAATACTTCTTTACTGATCCACAAACCGGAGAACCTCTGGGATGGGAAGATGGAACACCAAGACCTCAAGGCGAATATTATTGTGGAGTCGGAGCAGGAACGAGAGAGACGCATAAAACTGATGAGGAAGACACATAGAACGGTGCTGGCCAACAAGCAGAACCTGATCCAACACATCTCCCAAAAGAGAATGTTGATTTAGGATATACTGATATTTCAAAACCTGCAGAAGAAAAAGAAACTAAGGTTGAGGAAAAACCAGTAGAAGAAAAAGTTGAAAAGCCTGTGGAGACAAAAGAACAGGACAACTTAACTAAAAAAACTTCTGATTATCAGAAAAGAATCAATGAACTTGTGTTTAAGCAAAAAGAAGCTGAACGAAGAGAACAAGCTGCATTAAAATATGCAAAAGGTCTTAAAAAAAAGTTCGCTGATTTAGAAAAAACATCAGAAGAGACAAGCAACAACTATCTAAAAGAATATGATGCAAGAGTAGATTCTGAAACAGACAGACAAAAGAAAATGTTGAAAGAAGCTATTGATGCACAAGATTCAGATAAGATAGCTGAAGCAAATGCAGCCATCGCTAAGCTTGCAGTGGAAAAAGAAAAAGTAAATGTTTCTATGTCCGCTAAAAAAGCTAAAGAGGAGGCAGCTAAAGAAAGCAAAGCTGAAGAGTCAACTGAGGCAGAGACAACACCACCGCCAGTCAGCGAAAAAGCGACTGATTGGGCGACGAGGAATCCGTGGTTTGGAACTGATGAAGTTATGACTGGTGCAGCAATGTCCATTCATCAGCAGTTAATCAACCAAGGGGTTGTATCTGATACTGATGAATATTATAATAACATTAACAAACGTATGAAGGAGTATTTCCCTCAGAAATTTGCCCAAGATACGACGGAAGAGAAAAAGACACAAGCTAGCCGACCCGTCCAAAATGTAGCTTCTGTGAGTCGTAGACAAGGAGGACGCAAGTCTGTGAAACTCACCAAATCACAGGTAGTAATCGCTAAGAAATTAGGGGTGCCTTTAGAGGAATACGCTAAGTACGTGAAGGAGGCAGAATAATATGACGACAAAAATGAGAACTTCACGCGAGTCTACGACTAGGGCTAAGGAAGCTAGACGTAAAGAATGGACTCCATCTTCCAGTTTAGACGCACCACCCGCGCCTAATGGCTATTCGCATCGTTGGATAAGATTAGCCACATCCGGTTTCGATGATACATCGAATGTATCAAGGAAACTAAGAGAGGGTTGGGAATTCGTTAGAGCCGATACACTTTTAAGTGAAATTGGTGAAAATGATTATCCAGTTCTTTCTGAAGGAAAACACCAGGGTATCGTCGGAATTGGAGGCCTTGCGTTGGCAAGGATACCAACAGAGATTTTAGAGTCACGTGCCGAGTATTTTAAAAAAATTACTCAGGATAGAATAGAAGCGATTGACCAGGATCTTATGAAGGAACAACACCCGGACATGCCAATCAATGTTGAGAGGCAGTCCAAAGTAACCTTTGGAGGTGGCCGTAAAAGTTAATTTATTAACGTTTACTACCGACAAGGTTGGTTAATTAAACTTAAATAGGAGAAAAAACATATGGCAAACGTAGTTGAAAAGTTTGGTCTAAGACCATACAGAAAACTCGACGGCACACCATTAGTTGGAGCTCAAAATAGATATACAATTGCAAGTAACCATACGACTGCAATTTTCCAAGGTGATTTGGTAATCCCATTAACTGCAGGAAACATTGACAGACATACGGCAAACAACTCAGCAGCTGTTATCGGAGTATTCAATGGATGTTTTTATACAGACCCTACAACGTCAAAACCGACCTTTAGAAATAGTTATCCAGGATCAATCGTAGCAAGTGATATTACAGCATTTGTTGTCGATGACCCAGATGCTGTTTTCTTAATGGATGCGGACGAAGCGTTCACGAGAGCGGACTTGTATCAAAACTATTCAGTGACAACTGGTAGTGGTAACACAACAACAGGTATTTCTGAAGTGCAACTAGATGTATCTGTATCAGGAACAAATGCATCGTTTGTAATCCAAGCGATAGACATTTCTCAGGATCCAGACAATAGTGACACGACAACAGCAAATGCTAACGTTCTAGTTAGAATTAATAAGCATTTCTACAGAAATGGAACAGGAGTATAATTTATGGCAATATCACGTAGTCAACTAGTTAAAGAACTAGAGCCAGGATTGAACGCACTGTTCGGCCTGGAATATAACAGATACGAAAATCAACACGCAGAGATTTTCGCTACTGAAACATCTGACAGAGCTTTTGAAGAAGAAGTAATGTTAAGTGGTTTCGCTTCTGCACCAACTAAACAAGAAGGTGCTGGAGTAGTGTTCGATCAAGCTAATGAAACATTCACAGCTAGATACACGCACGAAACAATCGCTTTAGCATTTGCTATTACAGAAGAAGCAATCGAAGATAACCTTTATGACAGACTTGCAGCTAGATACACTAGAGCACTTGCAAGATCTATGTCTAACACGAAGCAAGTAAAAGCAGCTAACATTCTAAACAATGCTGAAAATGCAGCTTTCCCTGGTGGAGATGGTCAACCGTTAATATCGAATGCCCACCCATTAGCAACAGGCGGTACATTCAGTAACGTATTAGCAACTGCAGCTGACTTGAACGAAACTTCACTTGAGCAATCGTTGATCGATATCTCATCGTTCGTTGACGAAAGAGGCTTAAAAATCGCAGCTCAGGGTGTAAAAATGATAATTCCAAAAGAATTACAATTTACAGCTGAGAGATTAATGAAGTCTCCACAAAGAACGAGCACAGCAGATAATGACATTAACGCAATCGTCTCTATGGGAATGGTACCACAAGGATACAGAGTGAATAACTTTTTATCTGACAATGATGCCTACTTCCTAATGACGGATGTGCCTAATGGCTTTAAAATGTTCGTAAGAGCACCGATCAAAACTGCAATGGAAGGTGACTTCGATACTGGTAACGTTAGATTTAAAGCTAGAGAAAGATACTCATTTGGATTCTCAGATCCTAGATGTGTCTTTGGTAACGGTAAGTTATAATCTAGCAAATACTAACTTATAGTATTACTTAAAAGGGGCGGTGTTCACATCGCCCCTTTTTTTATGTATAATACAAACAACCTAGAATAAATTATCTGCAGACTGGCTAGGCAGACGCTATAGAGACTGCAGGTGCAAAACTATAGGAGAAAATATTATGGCAAACACAACATTTGACGGACCAGTCCGATCAAAAAATGGTTTTATTAACTTAGGACCAAGTGCAGTAAAAGCTGAAACTTTAGCTACAGACTTAACTGTTGCTGCACACGCAGGCAGACTTGTAACGATGGACCCAGCTGGGACACCAACTGCAATAACTATACCTGCAATCGTTTCAACTGCTGATTCTGCTTCTGCAGGACCAGGAAGTGATCCAAATAATGCAAATACTATTGGAACAACTTTTGAAATTCTTTTTATTGATAATTTCACAGGAACTATTAAGACTGCTAACACAGCTGACAAATTTGTTGGTGCAGTTACTGTAGGTATTACTGCTTCAGTTGCTGGTAAACAATTTCAAGTTTCAACTGGTGATAATGAAGTTAATCTTAATGGTGAAGCTGGAAGTGCTACTACAGGTGGTCTAAAAGGTTCGAGAATCAAATTTACTGCAATCGCAGCTAACTTATATGCTGTAGAGGGTCAGTTACTTGGTAATGGATCAATAGCTACACCTTTTGATGCACAGTAATAAATAATTAGTGGCTCCTTCGGGAGCCACAAACAATAGGAGATAAAAATTATGGGTGGATCAAGTTTTTCATCAGACCAGTCGAGTGCTCATGCTACGGCTACCGCACAAATGGTGCCTACGACTAAGAGAGCAAGATTGACTTCAATACAAGCTAAAGGAAATTCAGCTAGTGGTTCTATCATCTTTAAAAGTGGCGGAGCTTCTGGCACTACGATAGCTACATATTTATTCGGAGAAGAGGGATTAGATATGTATCTTCCAGGAAATGGAATTTTATTTGTTGAAGGCATTCATGCTACTATTGGTGGTACTGGTGGAGTAACAATAACATTCACGTAAGATGAAAAATAGCCGATTAGAAATTATGGGCTATAAACGTGGAGGAGATGTAATGCCTCCACGAAGTAAAAAGTATTTTCGTTCTACAAAAAGTGGAGCGGGGATGACAGCAGCTGGTGTTGCTAAGTACAGGAGAGATAATCCTGGATCAAAACTTAAAACAGCAGTTACAGGCAAAGTAAAACCTGGATCAAAGGCCGCAAAGAGACGTAAATCATTTTGTGCTAGATCATTAGGACAAATGAAAAAGTTTCCAAAAGCAGCTAAAGATCCAAATTCTAGATTAAGACAAGCAAGAAGGAGATGGAAATGTTAGAAAAAGTAAAACAAAAAATTAAATCTTGGTGGAAAAAATTCATGAGTTGGTTTTTATCAGGATTAGATAAGTAATTTATGGCTCT